ATAAGCAATGCGCCATTTGCCCCCTCGTATTTGAGGCCAGAACTGCTGATTGACGCTGAAGTAGTCCCCACCAGCAAATTCCCGCTGTTGTCGATGCGGGCGCGTTCTGCCCTAGAGCCTGCCGACCCAGTTTCTAAAATTACTTGGTATCCTGATACAGTTGCTCCATTAGATTGTTTATAAAAGTAAGCACCACCGCCTGTAGGAGTAGTTGTATCAGATGAAGCCACCAATCGCCCATTACCGACGTCAAGCCTATCAACAGGACTACTCGTCCCAATCCCTACGTTGCCGGAGCGGTCAATAATCATTCTTGAGGTCAATGCGCCGCCAACAGTCGGAACAGTGGCAAACTGCATGTTGTAGCCGGTGCCATCATAAGCGTATCCAATAGCACCAGCATCACTTGCGCCGCTATCCTGAAAACGCAAACCTGTATAAATTCTGTCGTTAGCGTTGATTGCGTTTCTTGAGGTTATGTTGACATTGCCCCAGTTTGATGTTGAAGAAATGCCCCCCAACACATCCAGCAGGCTTCCCGGCGAACTCGTCCCAATCCCCACGTTCGTTCCGTCAAATACCAACGCACTACCACTTGTCGCAACCTTGCTTCCGTTGAGATACAAAACACCGTTTGCTGTTCCGCCACTCAGCGTAACCGCTCCGCTCGCAGAGAGTGTGGTGAACGCACCAGATGCTGGTGTCGTTGCGCCAACAGTGCCATTTAGAGGGCCAGAAAAGCTATATCCGTTCGCATCTAAAATTCCGCCAAGTTGAGGACTTGTATCCTCAACAACATTCTGTAAAGCAGAGTTAGCCAATGCACCCTGTGCAGAAGTTGCAGCGCCTACATCGGAAGCCGTCAAGTTTACAGCTCCCGTATAACTGTTTACACTGGTTACAAGGTTTGTTTGATCTAATTTTTGCCAAACAGTACCGTTAAAGAGAAGCCAATCTCCTACCTGCCAATCACTAACTCCGTCCAAATTAGTAGTTCCTGCAACAGAAACTATATAGTAATAACCATTAGTTCCAGTTCCAGAAGCAAGACTTGGGGTATTAGTCGATGCGTTCCACGTTCCTTGATACGACAAACCACCAACAGCAAGACCCCAAGACAAACTTGTTCCATTGGTAGTTAAAAACTTACCAGCGTTACCTGTTTGACTTGGAATTAAAGAGTCAATTTGCGACTGAAGGCTTGCAAGAGTATCAATAACCTCTTGGCTGGTACCTCCACCATTTGTGATTACTTTAATCTTTTCCGCAATATCAGGAGCAACAACTTCTCCAACATTGATTTCTTTTCCAGTAGACAGATGAATAATCAAGCTACCATCAAAATCAATGTGAGCATCTACTACAGAAACACCATCTTGACCATCAACACCATCTAAACCAGGACGACCATCCTTCCCGTCTTTGCCTGCTTTCCCATCTTTGCCTGGCTTACCATCTTTACCATCACGGCCATCTTTACCATTAATACCGTCTTTGCCGTCTTTGATGCTGGTAATGCGTTTTTCTAATTGAGAACCAATATCATCATACTTCTCAACTATGTCTTGCTCAATTTTTTTCAGAGCTTGAACGATAAGCTGCACGTTTTCTGCAACCTTTTTACGCTGCATTTCACGCACTTCTGAAACAGAATTGTTTACAGCGCCAAATACATTATCAGCAACACTATCAATGGAGTTGCTATCAAAGATTTTATCTATTTCCATTTAAAGCTCCAGAAAGTTGCTTGATAAACTCATCTTCCATTTCAATTACACTGTCTTTTGCTTTTGACATTTGTAATTCAACAATTTTAGATTTGTTTTTAATATCTGCTTCTTTTAGCATCAATTCCGCTACCTTTACGCGCTTATCAAACTCTTTTGACGCAAGATCATCAGATGTCGGTAAGTTCTTCGTAACAGCAGACAGTGTTTTTGCTTCAATTTCCTTAGGCATGAGTTGAGCTTCAACGGCAAGTTTTGTTGCCTCTGCCCGATTCTGCTCTGCTTGGGTTGTATTAACGGCAATCTGTGCTTGAGCGGCCTGTAGAGCAAGCTGTTCTTTAGCCATCTGAAGTTGTTGCATCTCAGGATTGGGTTGAGACATCTTATCCAGCATGTCAATAAGCTCGTACCGATTAGACAGACTAGAGTTAGCAAGAACTCCTTTAAGAATAACAGGAAGAACTGGAGTGTTAGGCCCAAGCGTCTGTAAAAGAGAGATAAACTGTTGTTGTTCGTATTCCCTTGCGATAATCCCAAGAGTCGCGGTAGGAATGAACTTCATGTCTACAGAAGGATACCGTTCAGGGTCAAACTGCATGTAACGGTATGCTGCTTTCTTGATAAACGGAATCAAGAAATCTTCTTGGAAGTTTACTAGCGTCCGCTTGTATTTCTTGATGATCGTAGCAACAGCAAGAGACATATTCCCATCTCTTGATGCTTGAGAAACCATGCCTTGAGAATCCAAAGTACCCGTGGCTTGCAAAAGCATACGCTCAAAGTCTTTTGCAGTATTCAGACTGTTGGGGTCTGTGTTGCCAAACTTGAACGGGTACAGAATCTCACCAGGAGCGCCATTGGTTAAAATGGCTTTGCCAGGTTTTACCTCAAACTTCATGCCCCTCGGAAGGCGCGTTGCGTCCATCGCAATCATCGGAGAGGTCGTTAATGCTAACGAATCAAGATGGCTACGGACTTGTGCATCAATAGCCTTCTGCATGTTGTATGCTTTTTCAATCGTTCCTCGACCAAGCAAACGATTAGGTACAGTATCGTCTTGATAAGCAATAACAGGACGATCTTTCATCATGTACGGAGATTGTTCTGCTTTTAATAACACTCCGTCATTTGCGATAACAATGATCGCTTCTACAAGATTCTCGTATTCGTCTTGAATCGAGTCTTCAGGGAATAAATCTACTTCTTCTTCGTTGCTGGTTAAGAGTTCTTTCGGAACTAAACCGTAGTACGTTAAGAGTTTAACCTTATCATCTCGATACTGGACTAACTCTTGAGTCGGTTCTAATCGCGTATCTTCAGGAGCAGTGCCAATATCTACTTTTTTGTAGAATCCTTCTTCTTGGCCTTTGACTACTTTATGGATAGATACGTACTTTTCAATCGCAACGCCTAAGCAGTCGTCAATTGAAGTCCCATTGGGGTCGAAAAGAAAGTTTTTAGGATTGACAGGTACGATCCGAACAGAAACTCGATCTTTTTCTACTACACCAATGGCTGCTTGCTGTTGACCAGGGATGGGTTGGGTGGAAGGTTCAAAGATTTTATCCGTTGTTACGATAATCTCACCGATACCCGTACCGTAAATCTCAGCCATTAACTCAATCTGGTCAATAGACTTACGGATTTTGTCTAGCTTGAAGTCTTCCATGAGTTGAGACTTGATAAGCTCAACATCAATCGGGTTTTGATTTACATCTCGAAGGTCGTCTTTGATGTCAAAGAAATCTCCTTGACCAAAGATTGCCTCCATAATCTCAGCATGACGGGTTTCGACTGCTTGTTGAGCAGCAGGAGTGACTAATCGGCTCCTCTCTGACTCCCTAGTTCTGTCTTCTACAGTCCACTCACCACGGAAAATACGCTCGTATTCTTCCCAAAGCGTTAAATAGTTTGAATTTCGATAATCTCGCCACTTATCACAGTGATTTACAACAAACTCGACTAACTCACGATCTTCGTTAGTAGGTTCTTCAAAGTTTTCCATAATTAGACACCCGAAATAACATCAATAGGTTGCCACTCATCTGTAGATTCGTCTTCAAAGTAAGAAGTGACCGCTAATTGATCCATATACGATAAAGCATCAGGTAAGTCGTCGTGTACACCCTTCGATGGAAACATTAAAAGCTGGTCTACAAACTCATCAAAGTCTTCTTCTTCGTTTAAAACAATCTTTCCGTGTTCAAATCGTCCTTGTAACGCCCAAATAACCCTGTCAGTCTTCTTTTTATTGCCGTGAGTTAAGTCTTCAATATGACAGTAAACGTTATATTTCCTCATTAAATCGCTTAAATACGGCAAAACTGCGTTCTTTAACGCGCCTCTTTCTATGCCTACATTTATAGGCTTATAGTCTCTCACACACTTCAAAATGTTGAAAGCCGTTTCTTTAATATCCCATCTTCCATGTTCTATCTTTTTAACAAACCAAACACCGTCTTCAGTTACTTTAACGACAGCTATGGCAGTTTCGTCTAACTTCTTATTGCTTCCAGAAGATTTAGCTACATCCTCAAATCCAGCCAAATCACAAGTCACGTAGTAACTTCCAAAGTCAGGCTCTTTACCGTACTTTATCCAGTTCTCTTTAAATATATCGCTTCCAGCGTTATCAAAAGACGCCATGTACTCCTGTTTAAACGCAAAAGAACTTAATGTTTTCTTTGCCGCTTCAATCTCTTGCGGGTCTATTAAAGGATTGTCTTTGGTAGTAAAGTGCCAAGACTTCCATTCTTCGTCTTTCCCACTTTGGCCTAAGTTAAACAAATCATAAAACCAATTCCTGCCCTTAGGAGTACCAATAAATATCGCCCTACCTCTTTTATCACTTAAAGAAGCCCTTATAACCTGCTCCCAAGCCTCAGGCTTAATATCAGCAACCTCGTCTAATACAGCGTACGTTAAAGAAACTCCCCTTAAAGTATCCGGTCTGTCAGCACCGCGAACGTAAATCATCGCCCCGTTTATTAAAGTAATGTCCATATTGTTAATATGGCTACCTTGAATAACCTCCCTGCCGATCTCAAGCAAAACATTCCAGATAATCTGTCTGGCTTGGCCGTTAGTAGGCGCTACGTATAAAACCGCACTCCCAGGCGGACACCTTAATCCTTCAATCAATAAAGTAGTCGCAGCTAAACGAGACTTACCACACCTCCTGCCAGCAGCAATTACCTTAAACCTAGTCTTGTCCTGAAAGACCTCTTTTTGCCACGGTAAAAGACTAAAGTTTAGATCAGCCATTATTCACACCCAATCTTCTCACCCTCTATGATTTGCGGAGAATCAATCCCCACTATGTTTATCGTGACAGCACTCCTCTGACCCTTCTCCTTCTCAAACAAGCTAACAGGGAGTAATCTATCCATACATAGCTTAATCATCGCTCCTTGATGAGGGTGTTCATCGTTCATAGCTATCTCTAAAGCCTTCTCTACTACATCCTTCCCCCTAGAACTAATCAATAAACCTTTTAGTTCTTTTAATTTATCTCCCTCAGTCTTTAACAAATTAGGATTGTCCGCAACCCTCTGTAAAGTCATCTTCACAGAACCCTTAGGACGACCACGCTTCTTTACCTCACTCATAATCATCCACAGAATCCTTAATAGACATACCTAAATCCCCATACTCATCATTCGTTATGCCTAAATAGCCACGTACGTTGTCTAAAAGCCTTAACTGATCGTCCCTGTATAACTCCTCAGGCTTATCCCATTGCTCAAATGTATAACCGCGAAAGTATCCAGGTAATCCAGTAGACTCTAACCATCTGCTAAAAGGTCGTCGCTCTCCATACATTTTAATAGAATCATTGTATTGCCTCTGAAGTCTATTTAATTGACCATCATCCAATGAATTAATAAAAGCCTGATAACTCCTTCGCAGAAACGGGTCTTCGTAAACACCCCAATGACTTACGTAATCACCCAAAACATCTATAGGCCGAGTATCTTTACTCAAAACCTCAATCCCAACTTTACCCATCGGCAAAGACTTGGGTCGCGGGAACTCTTTGCTACCAGGCTCATCAGGAGCATAAAACTCTACATATCCCCTGTTATCCGCAGGAGCATAAGAAAACTCTATGTTTTTGTCCTTCAAATAAGGATACAACATCATCACATCATTAAAGTCCATAAACTCTCCTTTTTTGCAAAAGGATACAGAGTTAAATGATTTCTGAAAATGGCTTTTTTTGTGGGGCGGGGGTACCTGAAATTTTTTCTTAGGACGACCACCCCTCCCCCCCCCTATGTTAGTGACCGCTCACTAACCACAGCTCCACCTCTCCACCAGGTTAGTGACCACTCACTAACCTACCACCCATGTTAGTGACCACTGACAACTGTATATCCATACAGTCCTGCGCCGACGGTCAACAATAAATAAATTTTATTCCATCATCGAAACATTTGATTAAACTATTTATCTGAAATATGGTTTAATACTTACACGAGCCGGACGTTTTCCGGCCATTAACGGAGGCGATACCATGAGCAGTTATAACGTGTTTTTTGAGAATACATTCTGGGGTTATGCTTGGGCAGATACCGCGTGGGATGCTATCCAGAAAGTCGCCGGGGAATATGCTACCGATGAAAACGGCGAGAGAGACTATCGTTGGACGGTAGAATATTAGCTTAATTTAAGA